CGGCTGATTAAATAGTATATAATTCTTATCAGGTCTATACCAGGGACCATTCGGAACGTACTCGATATTGTGAAGTAAATCCCAATACATTCTTGATACTTCTTTTCAATGTTTGAATGTCTCTAATTCTCTTGGATCAGCTTTCGCTGTACCCATTAGTTTAGATAACATAAACAGTGCTATACCAACAAAGGTAGCTGAAATCCAATACCATAGTAGTACTGGGAACAAGACGAAAGAACCGGAGGCCATAGCTAATGTGGCTGTGTTTCCTGGAGTCTGTCTCAATAGGTTTTCAAATTTTTCCGAACTCCATATATATGGTTTTCTGGAATATTTAAAAACTCTAAGAGCACTTTCTCCGGCGCTTACAATAGCGCTAAAGGAGTAGAGTGATTTTCTCAACACGGTCTTTTCAAACCATGTTTGAATATCAACCCTTGAGACCATTGCTCCCACAAACTGAGTTAGGTATGTCTCAAAAAGAACTTGATGTTCCATTGAGGACACATAACCTTTTGGCCATGCCCATAACCCTGATTGTGGTCCTAGGAAACAGAATAACCATTTAACCATAGAGTGATCCTTAGGGTTTTTCCCAAAAAGGTCACTTAGGTATTTGGTAAACATTAGCAATTCCGGTTTCAAAAATAAGAAATAATCTTTCTTTGAAAGATCAACAATAAGACTAGGGAAGTAGACTGGTTTTCTACTTGATTGTAAAAGAGTCTTAGCACCAACGGGAGACAAGTTAGTCCCACCAATGGTGAAGATATTCTTTGCAAATTCAAGTATTTTACCTGAAAACCCTTTTAAAGGATTAACTTCAACTCCCAACATTGTCATATTGGCGATATACGGATCTGCTAACGCTTGACCTTTAATGGCGACATCGTCTCCAAGAATAGCGTAGTCAACAAGAGATCTCTTTTCCTTAGGTAAAGTAAGCAAGGCAGCATGCATTAATACATGGTTTGTCAGTGCCAACATTCCAAAGGAACTATAGGCTCCCATTGGTTGACCAACTGCATATCTATAAGTAACATCCTGGTAGAAATAATCTCTTTCGAGAATATTTCTCCATTCTGTTCCAGGTACCCCAAGTAAGCTAAGAATTCTTCCCTGTATTTCTACAGGAAGTCTATCTGTTGCTGCTGTAAGGTCAACCGAAACAACATGGTCAGGTTTGCTCAATAGAAGATCTGTTACAGGTCTCAACTGATCATTTGTTCCGTCATTAGGTAATGTACCTAATGCAGAATAAATAGAATCATGAAGAGGCTTGAACAGGATCTGTGTCCAGTAATCTGTAATACCAACTACTCTCGC